ATTGGTGTAACCCGTGCCACCGTTGAGCACCGTTACCGAAACAGTGCCGGTTTTGAAGGTTGTGTAGGAGGCAATCGCAGCCGCATTAGAGCCGCCACCGCCGGTCAGCGTAACAGTAGGGGCAGAGGTGTAACCAGTACCCGCCTCCGTAATGCTAATACCACTAACCGCATTAGCCGTCACAAACGCCACAGCCGTTGCCTGAACACCATTAGCTTCATTCGGGGCGCTAATGCTAACTGCCGGCGCCGACGTGTAACCAGTACCACCATTTGTAACCGCAATCGTGCCAACAGAGCCGATGGTAATGAGGCTAGTGCCGTCCCATGTGTAAAGACCCTTCGCAGGGTCAATAATCATGGCACGCTCGTCTTTCCACTGAGTAATTTGCACACCTGAGTTACTAAACGTACCCGCCGCGCCAATGTTCGATAAAGTGCTTGTCGTAATGTTGAAAGCCTGGGCCGCACCATTTGACTCAAACGCCAACAAATAATCGTTATTGTTGATGTTTACGCTTTCAAACGTCGAAACGGTATTAGCAAACGCTACAGTGTTATTGCCACTGTTAGTAACAGTTACCTGTGCTGGCGTGATTTTGATGTTGCCGGCGCCAATGGGCTGCGCGTTTTCAATCCAAGCAAACTCATCAGGGTCAATAGAAGTGCGGTTGGCCTTCGTGTTCAACCCTTTGAAGGACTTGGTGACATGATATTTTTTCTGTTGCTCGGCTGCGGCCATGGCTAGTACGCCTGCGAGTAAGCCGTGGGCAACCTACGGGTATAAGTACCGACAAGCAACGCCTGCACGTTTTTCACATACTGTTGCTTGAAGATTTCGCTCTCGCCATAGGATTGCTCCTTAAACTTGGCGGTGTGCGAGGCGTAATACGCCACAGGCTGAGTCCAAATGTCAGGGATCGTGTCAGGGTCAGAAGCCGCAACCAGCGGCAACGGCTCAATGACCGTATCCAATTCCATCGTGTAAACCTGATCGGGCACCGGACCCAGGTAAATAAGCTGCGGCCCATACATGCTAAAAGCCACCGGGCGCCCAGTATAATTCTGCCAATACCTCAGTTGCGCGTTGAAGTCGGTCCAAGGCCGGTACAACAGCGGCAGGCGAGAATTACCCCAGTACAAATTAATGTTGATAATATCCATCGTCTGGGTGCCCTGCGGCAACGACGAAAACGCATAGGTTTCTTGATTAGTTACAGTGGCGCTTGTCTGTAGCGTGCGCAAGCATCCAGTATCGCGCACCAAACGATTACGCGCATCATTGATGTAATCAGTTAGTTCTTGATCCGTGTAGAAGTTGCCGTTGGCATCGTGCAGAAGCCGCCGGCACTGCGTAATGTACTGCGACAATGTAACAGCCATTTACGCACCTCACTGAATAGTGGCGGCAGATTGGACTCCCCTCTCCCGGCGCGGGGAAGCCACAGCCGGGAGAGGTTTGCCGGAGTCCGGCGCCGGGAAACTTGAGCGCCGAACCTGGGGTGGCTCAGTCGTGATCTTGAAGTTCTCAAGCCACGTTAGGGCTTTCGGCACATCATTGGCCGTTTTTGCCCAACCAAGCCGCGTTACATGCGGGACTTTGTCCTCGAAACCATAACCGAATATGTGACCAGCGACGAACACCGGTATTTCCACCGTTTCGCCAGGAAGGAAAGTATAAGTCTTCCCATCCCAACCATCGGTCAGAGGCATCGAGCCATCGTTGTGCACATATACGGTATCGGTCACAGGTTTACCGGAGTCCCTACCACACGGATGTCACAGGTTCCCCCGCTAACCGCCGTGTTCACCTTCACGAACAAAGCCGGCGCCGTAAACGCATCAGTCGCAGTCGCGGTTGACAACGTCAGGTCTTGCCACTTCGTAGTGGCAGCACTCACATTGGAAAGCACGGTAGCGTTTGACGCATTGTTGGACGCATTGCCATCACTGGTGGTGAGGACAATCACGTTTGCCGTAGCAATGCTTTTGTTGGCGTTCATCACCGTGATTTCACGAATGATGTAAGCCCCGGTGTTAGCCGTAAGACCACCCGACAAAATCGGAATGGTCGCTACGGCATTGCCCGTAGAGGCAACAGAAACCCCGCGCGCTTCCCCCAGCACATAACGTGCGAAGGAAGTCGGGAGATTGTTACCTACAGCGTTGCCGTTTGCCATACCTACGCCTCCTTACGAGTTGTAGGTGCCGGAAGCTGCCTGACCGCCATTCACCGTGAGGAGCGTCACCGTCTGAGTACCCGTGACCGCGTTAGCGCGCACGTTGAACCCATCGGAAATCAGCACCCCGCCAGTGTTATTGGCGAGAAGGGTCGTCCAGCTATTAGCGGTGCCCGTGTAGTTATTGACCTCGATGGTCACGTTCGCCGCCGGCAGCATCAGGTACGTACCAGCCGGAATAAACTGCGAGTTCGACATGGCGGTGGCATTGCCAGCACCAACGTTCGCAACAGAAACCGGCTGAAGATACGCACCAGAAGTGTTGGCGGATGTGTTCGCAACGAGGATTTTGTTAAGGCCAAGAGCCATGGTTCAATCCTCCTCAGATGCTCAAGCTGTTGTAGCCAGTGACCTTCGTCATGGCCTTGGGCTTGGTATTCACCAATTCCGCGATCATGAGAACGGCACCAACATAACCAATCTGCCAATTCGGCAGGGTGGACTCAAAGCCCGTGAACACGAACGAACCCTGGTCGTGAATATACAGCGACAGGTAGTTGGTGTTCAGGAAGTACACCGTGCCTTCTGGGCAGTACGGGTCGGGGTAAATCGGCACGCCAGCGACCATAAGGGCGCGGAAGCCGGACTGCGGACCATTCGGGTCGCCATCAAAGCCGGAACCCGGCGTAATGACGTACTGTTCTTGACCCACGTAATCCTGCGCCAGCAGCGTCCAAGTACCAAAGCCGCACACGCCAAAGGTCGGCACTTCAGCGCCGTTCTTCACCGTACCGGAGATGTACTGGAGGATGTTCTGACGGGTCGGGTTCACGGAACCGGCGGCATACTGCTTCGACTTCCACCAAGTGTAGGTCGAGCGATTGATGTTGCCGTAGGTCGCGGTGCCGGTGCCATCGTCAACAGCGGCGGGCAGGCCCGTGAACTGCTGCGTGTTGGTCGTGTTGGTGTACAGCGCGGTAGCCATACCATCCATCATCACGTTGGTCGCATCGTTCATGCGAGCCTCGATGAGCGGAATAATAGCGTGATCCTGCTGCACCGCACCTTCCATGCCGAGGAACGGCACGGGCGCGATCATCAGTTTCAGGTTAAACTCAGCGTTGTACGCGCCCTGCTGTACAGACGGCTGCGCAAAGGAGCCGCTGTAATCAGACCATTGGGCGTTGACGAACTGAGCGCCTTGCACCGGAACGGTCACGGAGGACACACCGCCCGTAGCCTGTTGGCTATTGGCAATGAGCGCCGCCATGAGCGGGGTGCTGTTGTAGATTTGAACAACCAGCTTCGGGATAAACGCCCTACGAGTCACATAAGTCAACTCGGTGTATTGCGTACTACCCGTAGCCGGAAGAATACCACCACCGATAGGCATGGTTTATCTCCGAAGCGAAGTTACGTTTCCCTAGATGCGATCAAAGTCCAATGGGACGGTTGGGTTTTCCCCGAAGTTCCATCAGAGCCTTGCTCGCCTCATCTCGTGCCGCGACTTGCGGGTTCTTCCAAAAGGACGAAAGCGTGCTGCGCGCCGTAACATCCATCACATTGCGTGTGAAAGAAGTTGGCGTCGGCGCTGCTTGCTCGCGCATCCACTTGTGGTAGTCCGCTGCGGTTTCATGGTCAGTGATGCCCTTCTCGAGCATGATCTTTTCGATCTGCTCAATCTCGGATTCATCAGAAACTTTGCCCTTCTTCAAAAGGGCGTTGCGACGACGCGACAATTCGTCCATCGCCTCACGCTCGCGCAGTTTTGCCTCAAGCGCCTCAACCTTGGCATTAGAGGCTTGAGTTTGGCGCGTGACAGAATCCTCAATTTCCAACTCTGGAATAGGAATGTCGGGCTTGGCCCGCTTTGTCAGGCGCAAAAACTCTTTGCGAGTGTGTGGGTTTTCTGCAAGTTGACGCGCGAGGAGAGCCAACTCATCCCGCGCATCTGGTGTCAAATCTTCAAGCGAAGCCATGTTTCCCTACCTCTGGCTTAGATTACGCGCTTGCCATCACCGGGCGGAACAATATTCATCTTGTTCTTGCTCCCGATTTTGGCGGCGGTGGAAAGACCACCCATCGTCGCATAACGCGGCGTGTTGATGATCTGACCGTTCTGCTGGCTGTTGTCAGTCGGGCGACGAACACTCGCGGCGCCACGCGGCTTAAAAAGGTCCATAGGTTTTCTCCTACATAGGCATGGCGCCGCCCGGAGGCGGCATTGGGGGTGCGCCCTGCGGCATCGGAGGCGGCATCGCCCCACCAGCCATTCCAGGGATAGGCGGAGCGCTCGCCATAGCCCTTCCTTCCGGCGTCCCACCACCCGCCTGCGGCAAGGATTGGAGAAGCTGAAGGATTTCTGCGTTCTTCAACTCATTGGTCTTGGCCTGACGCGGCTGCATCATACCCGTAAGGGTGCGCAAAACCGACATAACCTTCTGACCTTCATTCGATTCAGACCCAAGCGCCGGCAGCGATTGCTCAAGCAAGTCCAGCGCAAGCCCAACATTGATGAGCGCAGCTTCCTTGTTGCCCATCTTCGGCTCGGGGGTCATCATAGGAGCGCCCATCGGCGGAACCAATTCATCAAGCGCAGGCTCGGCATTCGGTTCGCCACCGCGACCCGCTGCCATCAGCTTCATCATACGCTCTGAAGGTACTGCCATTTACGCCTCCAAACACTTCGTAACAGTTGGTTAGTCTATTAGTCCATAAAAAATCAAGCGGGGAGATATATTTACAGAGTGCGTCCCCCCGGCGCACAACGGTGATAACGGGTTCCCCCCGTCATTTAGTTACCGCTTCGCCTTACGGCCACGCTTGCGAGCCATGGTACAACCTCCTTTCCGGTTAGGGTGGGTTTCCCTGGAACTCCGCATTAGCGGCGGGTCTTACGCGCCTTGCGCATCGCACGGTACATACAATCACCTCCTTCCTTCACGCCCCATGGGGCGCGTAGAGCGATTGTTATCCATAGAACGGACGGAAGTCACGCGATATTGCAAAGACGCCGGCGCCTCACCGCGAGATAAATCACTTTGGGTCATACGAGGCTGGTCGCCACTGCTGGTATAAGTCTGCTGCATCACACCACCTTCTTCAAAACTGGCGGGGCAGAAGGTTGGGCTTGCGCCTGTTCCTGACCCTTAACCTCGGCCTTCTTCAGCTTATCCTTCAATAACTGTTTCATGGGCGGCTCCAACAAGTCAAGCAGACTTTCTTTGTCAATAGCCTGCGCCTTGAACAAGTTGAACGCCAATGACCGCAAATCCTCCATGAAAATTGGAGAATTACTGTGCGCATCAACCTTCACCACAAAATCTTTGGTAAACTGCGCAGGAATAAACCGTAACCCATCCGCTGCGGTCAAAACCGTCGCATCGTCTTGCTGCATAATTTTCAGGTACAGGGTCGCCATCTTTTCGAGGGCATCCTCGACCACCAAAGCACGCTTCTTCGCGCGGGACGACCCCAGGCGCGCGAGTTGTGAAGCATGTCCCTGTGAGCGAACGCCACTCTCACCCCGCCCTGACAACACGCTGGATATGCCGGACGCTTCTGCAAACATGGCGTCAATTTCATTTAGTTCCCTAAACAAGTCCTGCGGAATGTTTGGCGCCAAACGCTCAACCTTCGCATTGGGCATGTCCGTAGATAACAACCCGCCAGGACGGTTCAACGCAAAGTTCTTCTCATCCAAAATGCCCGTAAAACCCATAATACTCGTCGGCGGGGAGACTTGCTTGGATAACAAATCAAGGATTTCCGCCATTCGTTTATTTCGCATGTCCTGCAAATAAACTAAGCGAGAAACCTCCGACTGACCCCAGTAATAGTCCGGCATCGGGTTCGGGCAAATCTGAATGAACGGCAACTCACCCTTGATAAACATCGACTCATTAGAGCGATCGTAAATTACCACATCCGGCTCGGCGATGGTAACTACCTGATAATCATTGGTTTCGTCGTTCCAAACATACAACTCCCGCATCTCAATCGTGTCTTCAGCCACTTCAGGCTTCATGCGATTGGTGCCGGATA